AGATTATATGAAGAAGACATTCAGTTGTTGGTTGAATGTAGCAGAAGGTGGAAAGAGAGCAGGAAAGAATATCCTCAATATAATAGCATTCGCAGAATGTATAGAGATGCACCCTGATAAACTACATCTAGCTGGAGGAGTAACAAAGGCTGCTGCTACAATGAACATTATAGACAGTAACGGTTACGGGTTGTTAAATTATTTTGAGGGTAGATGTAAGATTGGTAAATACAATAAGATGGAGTGTTTGTATGTAAATACTAAGACTGGAGAAAAGATTATCATTATAAGTGGTGGTAAGGATAGTGATGATTATAGGAGTATCAAGGGTAATAGTTATGGTAGTATTTATATATCAGAAGCAAATGAGTGCCATAAATCGTTTATTATGGAGGCTATGGACAGAACAATAGCAAGTAAGAATAGGAAAGTATTCTTTGACTTGAACCCAAAACCTCCTAGACATTGGTTCTATGCTGAAATACTAGATTATCAAGATATGATGTATGCAGCAGGCAAGAATGATATGTACAACTTCGCACACTTCACTATCTGGAATAATCAGAGTATAAGTGACGAGGCTTTGAGAATTATATTGAGGACATATGATAAGACTTCAATGTGGTATCAAGCTGATATATTGGGCAGACGAACAGCAAGCACGGGCAGGATATATACAGGGTACAAGTTTGGAGATGTAGCTGTAAAGCACAAAGATGTATTATTATTGGGGCTAACGCAATTCAGTATTGGGGTTGACATAGGAGGTACAGATGCCACCGTTGCTACTCTTGCTGGGTACGATAGGAAGTACAATAATGTATGTTTATGTGATGGGTACTACCACAAGCAGGGTAAGGAAAGCGGAAAGACACATGCAGAATACGCTGAAGAGATAGTACAGAAGATGTTGGGCTGGGTTGATACTTACCCTATGGTTGAAGCAGCACCAGTATTTACAGAGAGTGCAGACAAACTATTCAGACAAGCCCTAGCAAACGAGCTCAAGAAACAAGGCTTCAGGAATCAAGTAATACCAGCCTACAAAAAGGAAGGTATAGTGGACAGAATACGCTTGACTAATATCCTAATTAATCAGGATAGGTACAAGATAGCACATCATATGAAGAGTTGGTTCAATGCGGTAGAGAATGCCATGTGGAGTGACGATGAATATGAAAAAGGCAATTGGGTGAGAATAGATGATGGGAGTTATCCAGTGGATTGCTTGGACAGTAGCGAATACGCAGTACAGCCTTACAAGGCACTATTATTAAAAGGAGGAATGTAAAATGGACGGTAGTGAACTAAGTCTAAAGGGTCAATTTATGGAGCAGTACAAGAATAGCAAAGAGTTATTTGGAGAGGTAAAGAAGATGGTTGTGGCGGTTAGACTTCCTACAAAGGTTGTTGAGCTTATCATAAATACGGAGAATATTGAGAGTAAATTTAATTACTATTTAAGTGCCTACGATATGGACATGAAACTAAATACAAACCCTGAAGTTAGCATTGTAGGTTGCTTATTTGTATAAAATAATAATTTGGAGGAATGTAAAATGAGTAAGAATAAGAAAGAGGAAGAAAATCAATTTATACCAGAGGACATACAAGAAGAGGTGACTCCATTAGAGCTTGATTATGACGGTGAGGAGATACAAGAAGAACCTGCAGACAATCCTGATGAAGAGCTCAATTGGAGAGATGCAGGGAAGGTATTGAAGACACAAAAAGATAAGTATGAGAAAGACTTCACAATTGATACCTACTTCATAAAGCAAAAGATTGATGGACTGAGAAAGAGATATAATGACAAAGAAAGAACTGAAGCACTACATTCAGAAATAATCAGCTTGAGTATAAAATAGGAGGTTTGTTATGGGTTTACTAGATAATGTGAAACAAATGGTTGTTAAGCTATTTGGCATAGTCCCTTCTATGACTCAGGGTAACATTGTAATCAGAGAGAATACCACCAAGGAAATAAGCGTGCTGAAGAATCAATTATGGTATCGTGGTGACCCTGTAGAGCTTGAACAATTCTACAAACAAGTATCTGAATTGAGTGGTGATAGTTACAGCGTGATACCTCAGACTAGATTTTGGTCTGCCTCGCCCGTTGGTAATCCTTTAGTAAGAAAGATGCACTCAGGACTACCAAGAATGATAGCGGATAAGTTAGCAGGTATTGTTGTTGAAGATATGCGTGAGCCCGATATGGATGGGGCATACCTCAGTAGGTGGAATACAATATCCAAGGATATAGACTTCCAAGAGCTATTAAAAGAAGCAACTATACAAACACTAAGCCAAGGTGACGGTGCTTTCAAGATATGTATTGACCATGAACTTAGTCCTTACCCTATAGTTGAGTTTTATGCAGGTAATAAAGTAGACTATGAGTACAGACGAGGTAAGTTGATTGAGATTATATTCTTCACAGAGTATAGCAAGGGTGCTAAGTCTTACAAGTTGGTAGAGCAGTATGGTAAGGGTTATGTTAAGTACAGTCTAGTTGATGCCTTAGATAAGCCTTGCGATATGAGTATATTAGAGGCTACTGAAGATTTGGTTGATGTAACCTTTGAGGGTGACTACATTATGGGTGTCCCACTTAAATTCTATAAATCGGCAAAGTTTGAAGATAGAGGCGACAGTATATTTGAGGGTAAAGGAGACATGTTTGATGCCTTGGATGAAACGCTAAGCACTTGGATGGATGCACTAAGAGCAGGTAGGGTAAAACAATATATACCTGAAACACTCGTTCCTAGAGGTAATGATGGAGAGTTATTGAAGCCTGATGTCTTTAACCCTTATATAACAAAAGGTTCAAGCCTCGGTGAAGATACTGTAGAGAAAGTGGAAGTAATACAAGGTGTGATTGATTATACTGGGTTACTAACTACTTATGTGACTTTGTTAGATTGTTGCTTACAAGGGCTCATATCTCCAAGCACTCTAGGAATAGATGTGAAGAAGTTAGACAACGCTGAATCGCAAAGAGAGAAAGAGAAAACAACAATGTATTCACGAGATACTCTGATTGGAGTGTTGAGTAAAGTATTACCAAAGTTGGTTGAAGTAATATTAAAGACTGAGGATAATATGAATAATAAAGCTCCAAATACAGACTGCGGTGAAAGTTCCTTTGAGTGGGGTCAATATGCTAACCCTTCATTTGAAGCAATGGTAGAAACTGTAGGAAAGGCAAAAACCTTTGGTATAATGTCCATAGAGCAATGTGTTGAGGAATTGTACGGTGATGGGATGGATGAGAAAGACAAGTTGGTAGAAATAGAGAGGTTAAAAGAAGAGTTGGGTGCTGCTACTATGACGGATGAACCTTCTATTGACGATGAGATTGGGGCTGATGAGGTAGATGCCGAATAACCCATATGATATCAATCATATATACGCAGAGATGGAACAGAAGTTAATGGCCAGTTACAAGAGGAATATGGCACGCCACTCTAATCAAGAGCTCAAGGAAGGGTTCAAATGGGATATGTGGCAGGCTAGTAAGTTGCGAGATATGAAAGCATATCAAAGTGAGAACAGAATAATAGTTGATAAGGCTACAAAGAGAGCAAGGGATGCTGCTACAGGAATGGTCAAGAGCAGTTTTGGTGATGGAAAAGACACCGCAGACACTCTTCTTCACTCTTTAGGTACTAACGTCAGCAGTGCGGAGAGTTTTGGCAGAATGAACAGGCGAAAAGTTGATGCTTTAGTGCAGGCTGCTGGTGATGACTTGAATAAGGTAAAGCACGCCACCCTTAGAATGACTGATGATGCGTATCGACAGATTATATATAAATCTCAGTTAATGCATGCTAGCGGAGGTGCAACCCTAGCACAATCAGTTGATATGGCAAGTAAAGACTTCTTGAGTAATGGTATTAATGCGATTGTATATAGCAATGGTGCTAGAGTTAATATTGCAAGCTATGCTGAGATGGCAATAAGAAATAGCAGCAAGAAAGCGTACTTGGTAGGGGAAGGGGCAAGAGCAGCAGAATGGGGTGAGTATCTCGTTCAAGTAACCTCTTATGGGGCATGCTCAGATTTGTGTCTTCCATGGCAAGGTAATATATACTTGGATGATGTATATGCTGGAGGAACAAGAAATGAGAGCAACACTAAATATAGGAAGTTGAGTACAGCTATGGCGAATGGTTTATATCACCCAAATTGTAGGCATACTCAAGGGGCTTGGTTTGAAGGTATATCTGAAGAGATAGAAAAGCCTGATGTCGATAAGATACGTGAGAATTATAAGGCAGAGCAGAGACAACGAGGTATTGAGCGTAACATACGAAAGTATAAGAGGGTAGCAGAAGGCAGTCTTGACCCTACTAATCAAAAGAAGGCACAAGGAAAGGTCAGAGCGTGGCAATCAGAGATGAGAAGTCACTTAGCGAATAACCCTGAATTGTCCCGTAGATATGCTGGAGAAAAGACATATGGAATACCTGTTGACGCAGACAAGGTTGCTGGGTATGTACCTCCAGTCAAGTTCCCACCTCAAGTTCCTGAAGTCCCTAAAGTTAAATTGTATAATCATGTAGAAGGTTTTGACCGTACTAAGTACACAAAGAACTACGCTAACAATGTGGATGATTTTGTTATACCTGATTCAGATTCAGGAGTTAACTATCACGGAGATTTATTTGATAATACTCAAGAGTGGTTAGGTAAACTTACAGATGCGGAGGAGAAAGCGGTACATCTACAAACTACTGCTATGTATGATAGAAACAACGCTTACATGAGAGGGCTGAGAAAAGATGCTACACCTGAGGTGCTAGATGTAATTAAAGATACAAAAAGTGCACTTGATAAAGCAAGTCTATCTCAAGATGTGTATGTAGCAAGGAGAGCAGATTTCAATGTGTTTGGGGCTGATATAGACATA